AGGGGGGTTGTTTCTTGGTACGGCCACCATCTAAAGCAAGCATCGTATCGTGAGAGCATCCAAGTAGGAACGCCCAAGCCGCCAGCAAGATGTGCCACCGCAGTGTCAACTGTAATCACCAAGTCAAGATTCGAGATAAGACCAGCTAGGTCAGCAAAGTCACCAACCCTTGTGCCAAAGTCTATCGTGTCTGGCAAGCCCCATTCCCTAGACAAATTGACCCAGTGTGCATCCGGCTTTGAACGCACGATCTGCATTGCCTCAGAAGGCGCAAGGCTTCTTCGTCTGTCAATTTGGTACGCACCGATGGAATCCGATCTGGCCGCGCCACCGTAACAGAGGCCGATTTTTTGCCCACCTTCACACCCACCGAGCAACGAACCCCAGTGCGCTCGGTTCTCCAAACTGGCATTAATGTAAGGCTTATCATCCCAATCACTCCATTCCCTAACAAATAGACCCATTAAGTCCATTGTCCACAGATGATGGGTATAATCATCAACACCATCCTCGTGCAACTTACATAAACCAGTCTGCTCAATCAGCCTCTGCAACGGTCTAGGACAAACAATATACACGTCTGCACCCAATTCTTGCAACCGTGGTAATAAGCGCATCACCATCAACGTGTCGCCAAAGCCCTGCTCATGCCGGACAATAACCTTGCCCTTACCGCCAGTATATTTCGGCAATGGCGAATCATCGCGCAGAAATAACGGCTTCCTTGCCTCGTACAAATCAAACCCACGATCAAACTGACCTGCACCCAAACTTGCAATAGACAACGTGTGCCGCGCCGCAATCTCGTCCGGATTAATCGCATACGCCCTCTCAGCGTAGTCCAGCCCAACATCCACCTCGCCCATATTCAACTCCAGAACGGCCTTGTTGTGGTTAGCCCTGAAATCATCCGGCTTGCAACGCAACGCATGGTCTACCAGCTCAGAGGCACGTTTAAACCGATGCCGTTCACGCAAATAATTGGCCAAATTTGTCAGCACAGGCACACAGTCCGGATCATCCTCAAGAGCAGTTTCCCAGACACGCTCGGCATGCTCGTGCTTGCCCATATTGAGCAGGTTTAACCCTAGCAGATTGGCAATGTAAGGGCTGTCAACGGCTTGCAACAATTGACTGCATAATCTCGCACTGTCCTCAAACTTACCAGCGTCAGCGAGGCTGTGGGCGCGTTTAACGTCATATTGGATTTTTTTTTGTGAGGGGGTGTTGGTCATGTTTTACTCCGAGGGGGGTGGGGTGTCTGTGGGTATATATATTTATTACTGGGGGGCGCGTGTGATTTGATGGGGGGGGTAGCCGTTTGCGAATCATTCTCATTCTCATTCTCAAACAGACAGGCAGATATCGCCTTACATATTTCACGTTATGCGACAAATCACTATCTATCACTGCGAACCGTTCTGACATCTGCAAATGCGAAACATTCTCAGGTTTCTCACGCGAGATGGTTGAGCCAACACAGTGTGTGTTATCGCGCAACAGATACCTATCCCCTTTGTATTCCTTAACATTTTCACTCAGCGCATTTCCACTCAGCCACAAATAGTTGCTACGAGTTGCATCACACTCAACGGTTGCAAGCCTACTCATCATCGCTAATCTCAACGTCCTGCACAGTACCCTCAATCGTCCTAGCTTCGCGCTCTGCAACGCGCTCTGATACGATCTTGAGATCATCAACCAAGCTGTGTTTATGCTCGACCTCAACCTTCTGATCTGTGCCATACATCCGTGGATAATACTTAGCCGCACGCCACTTCTCTGTATCAATGTCCAGCCTTGCCGCTTGTATCGCCACATAAGCCACGTCCTTTGTGATCAAGCCATCCTTTGCATCTCTGACAACATCTCTGACCTGTTCTTGTATGTCGTGTATCTTAGCATCGGCGAGAGCCGCCTTGCCTTCCATGACCTGTCTGTAACGCTCTCTGAGGTCTGCGTCCTTCTGCAACCAACGCCAGAACGTGTTAAACGAAGGCATGTCAACATCCTTGCCGACATGCTTCGCTGGTCTGTCCATCAACCGCTTGAGAAACTCATCCTCGGTTTTCTTGTCCTTACCGATGAGCCGCTTCTTCTGATAGTGTTGTGGTAATTTCTTGTCAGTCATTAAATCTCCGTCATGTGTGGTAAGCCGTGACCCATGCTACACCATTGCTCGAAATCGTAACGCTTGGTAACATACTCAGTCAGATATCCTTTGATGTCCTCAAAGTCATATCCCTCATGTGCATACTTGGCAAAATACTTCCTCGCTAAGCCATCAATGTAGCCTTCCTGTGCTGGTGATAGGCTTCTCACCTGCTGATTACCGCTTTGCTGGCTCACAGAGCGCGCTGGACGGCCTTTAGCGTCACGTCTGCACCAAGACTGCCAAAAAGCAGTAACATTGCTGTAAGACGCTTTATTGCCGTTCTTATCATCCCACAAACGAATATCGGTTAACACCTCATCAGCATCTAGCCCAAGCTCTTTTGCATAGGCGATGTCTTCCGGTGTCGGTATCCACTCGGATACCTTTTGCTTCTTATTAACCCTTTTTGGGGCAATATAGTTATTATTGTTTATATTGTTATTATAGTTAGGCGGACACCTAGTGTCAGTACCTCCTGACAGAGCTGTGTCAGTACCCCCTGTCACAGTTGTGTCAGTACCCCCTGACAGAGCTGTGTCACCCCCTGACAGGCTGTCACCCCCTGACAAAGCTGTGTCAGTACCCCCCAGCATAGGAAGCCTGTAACAGCTCGTATCATTGAACCGCCTATCTATGGCCACATAGCCTTGCTCTTGTAAGTCTGTCAGCTTACGCCGGATGGTTCTGTCACTGCACCCAGCAACAGTTGCAAGCCACTTTACTGATGGCCAGCCAAACCCACGCTCCTCATTGTACTTATCAGCAATACCGATCAACACCAGCTTTGCAATAGCATCGCTCATCTTGACCTCTAACGCCCAACTTACTGCTTTAATACTCATGTTACTCTCCTCATTTTTTTTATGTCGTAGTAGGCAACCAGTTCGATATCCTGCCAGTCACCCCTATTGTTATGGCCGCCGATGCGTACATCAAACGGCTCGTTAAAGTCCAGCATAGCCAGACCGTCTGTAAACTCAACAAGTAAATACGCCTTCACCATACAGGCCGTTGCAAGTTTTTTAGCGAACAGCACTTTGTTCAAGCTGATCATGTACGTTGGGTACTTGTCCATTGTCGTGCCACGTTTGCGGCACTCAACGAAGCACAACGGCTTGTTACTGCCAGCCTCATGCACCACAAAATCTAGCCTGTATGCTATCGGCAACTTACGAAAGTGATGACCTTTCCTAGCGCACAGCCTAGTCATCATGGCTAGTTCACCGTCAAGATCATCCTGTGTTTCGTACATCGGCCTATTCACTGTCAGACATCTCCATTAACTCAATCATTTTGTTTAAATACCAGACCGCTTTCTTAGCGTCCTGCACCGGATTGCCCTTAGCAAACAAACGCTGTCCAGTGTACTTAATGACATTGCCGTGACAGTATTGTATCGCACCGTCAACACCAAGCACGTCAACCATGTAGTCAATCGTTTCAATTGAACCCTTCACATAGTGCGGCGGTTGATTAACCATATCATGCTTCATCAGCCCAACCCTCTCTCACCAACATGCACCAAGTGTCAAAACTGATCGTTGCAGTGTTATCCTTGCCAGCAAAATCAGCGTTGATGCTAGATAGCCGGACAACGCACTTGATAGGTTGTCTGTCGTACTTGTAGATCAACACTGGCTCAGTACCAGCCGCATTACTAGCTGACGTGACTTGCGCCCACCATTCCGGCTTGTAGTTACCGCCAGCGTTATGAGCATATCGCTTGGCCTCGATTGTCCAGCCGTCAAGCCCAATCAAGTCACCGTGGTCACTTGCCCTGTATTGCTCCAAGTCACGCTTGGTATCAACGCCCAGATGATCCTTAATCATCCGAGCCAACTCACGCTCAAAGTTTGCGCCTTTAACTCTACCGTTAGTCATCCGATTCCCCTAACGTACCGCCTAGCACCCAGTTCTCTGCCATGTCTTCTGCGGCCTGTTCTGAGTA